AACATTCAAGCCTAAAGTTATTGTAGATATTCTTAAGCCAAAGTATACCAAAAGCGGAAAGCTTGCTAAGGTTGCTGACGGCCCAGATGGTAAGGGTGTTAGACTTACTGACGAAGAGTATGACATCATGGTTCAAACCAACAAGCCTCTCAAGCGTGAGACCCACATAGAGTTTAACTTGGGTTCTCGTAAGCAGATAGGTGAGTATCTTGTTGAGGCCGGATGGACACCTAAGAACTTTACACCTACTGGTCAGCCAATTGTTGACGAAGGTACACTGTCTAAGGTTAAGAATATACCTGAAGCTGCACTGATTGCTACGTACCTAATGCTTCAAAAGCGTTTAGCACAAGTAAACAGTTGGATAAAAGCAGCCGACCCCGACAACAGGGTGCGTGGATATGTTAATCCTAACGGGGCAGTGACGGGCCGCATGACACATAGCCACCCCAACATGGCCCAAATACCTAGTAGCACCTCTCCCTACGGAAAAGAATGTAGGTCTTGTTGGACTGTTAAAGAAGACAACAGGCTTGTGGGTATTGATGCTTCGGGCTTAGAACTTAGAATGCTTGCACACTATATGAACGATAAGGAGTATACAAATGAAATCCTCACTGGAGACATTCACTCAGCTAACCAAAGACTTGCAGGTCTTGAATCAAGAAGTCAGGCGAAGACTTTCATCTATGCCCTCCTATACGGAGCAGGAGATGCAAAGCTTGGGGCAGTGGCTAAGCAGGGCAAAGCAAGAGGCAGAGAGTTGCGAAACAAGTTTCTTGATAGTCTCCCATCATTTAGGTCTCTTGTCGGAAGGGTACAAAGAGAAAGTAAAAAAGGATTCCTCAAGGGGTTAGATGGTCGTAAGCTTTCTATACGCTCTGAACATGCAGCCCTTAACACATTGCTGCAATCTGCAGGCGCTATAGTTATGAAGGAAGCCCTCGTAATTCTTGACGGTTACTTGAAAGAACATGGGATTGATGCTAAGTTTGTAGCTAATGTTCACGATGAGTGGCAGATTGAATGTGGAGTATCTGATGCAGTAGACGTAGGAAAACTAGGAGTTGAGGCTATCGTACAAGCAGGCCAAAACTTAAACCTTAACTGTCCCTTGGACGGTGATTATAAAGTAGGGGAGGCTTGGCATGAAACCCACTAAAAAATGTAATCGTTGCGAAAGTGAATTAGTAGCTGAAGAAAACTGGACTATGGGCAATGTTCGCAAAAAGAATTATATATGTAAGGCGTGTGATAATTCTAAGAGAAAATTGAACCTAAAGAAATCCAAAGAAAAAACTAAATCAGAAGAGGTCAAACAAGATGAAGCCGTGTAAAGAAGATAGAAAAAAATTCGACTTAGATTTAGCATACGGTGAAGTGCGTGAAGACAAAATTGCTGATATGCTTACAGGAAAAAAGATAGAGGTTAAGTCAGAGCGTGACCTTTGGCAGAAGACAGGAAACATTTGCATTGAGTACAAGTCTTACGGTAAGCCGTCAGGTATTGACGCTACTGAGTCTGACTACTGGTTTCATAACTTATGTATTGGTGATGATGAATACTGTACACTGGTTTTCAATACCGCCACACTTAAGAAGATTGTTAAGCGCCTAGATAGTTTTAAAACTGTATCGGGTGGTGACAACAGGGCAAGCCAGATGTATTTGTTAAATCTTCAGAAGCTATTTTCTTCTGATGTAATCAAAGCATTTAAGGAGCTAGAAGATGAACCAGAAGCAGCTTAATACTTTAGTACCCGACATCTATGAACTTCTTGAGAACCTTTCAAATGGTGAGCCTCTTCCAATAACGGAGGAGGCGCTTGATAAAACAATGGCATCTATGAAAGAAGCTATACTTCATTGGGCAACACCTAGACCCAGAGACACTGACTTCACTGTCCGTATGTCTAACGTAGGCAAACCTTCTAGACAAATGTGGTTTGAGAAGCGTGACCCTAATGGACGAGGTAGCGTTGACGGAGCAACACAAATTAAGTTTCTATACGGCCATGTGTTAGAAGAGATTGTATTAATGCTTGTACGTATGGCAGGACACAATGTAAGCGACGAACAGAAAGAGGTTGTAGTTGACGGCATTGTAGGACACATGGACTGTAAGATTAACGGGCAAGTAGTTGACGTTAAGTCTGCATCTAAGTTTGCATTCAACAAGTTTAGAAACGGAACACTTGGTTCTGACGACCCCTTCGGTTATCTCGGACAGCTTGCAGGCTATGAGAAAGCAGAAGGTACAAATGATGGTGGCTTTCTTGTTATCAATAAAGAAAGCGGTGAGTTGTGTATGTATGTTCCGGACGACTTAGATAAGCCTAACATTGAAACAAAAATACACACGCTATTGGATGAATTAAAACTTGACACGCCCCCTGAACTATGTTATAATCCCATACCTGATGGCAAGAAGGGAAACATGCAATTGCCAAAGGGATGTTCGTGGTGTAAATATAAGCACGAATGTCACAAGGATGCCAATGATGGCAAAGGTCTTAGGACTTTCCAATACTCTAATGGGTATAGATACTTTACCCACATAGAGTCTGAACCTCAAGTGGATGAGATATTATGAATCAGAGAATGGCGAAACGTATAAGAAAACACGCAGAGTCTTTACAGGTTATTTGGCTTAAGAGTCTCCTCAATCCAGAGGAGGCTGCTAAGATTACTAAAGATAACTTTAAAAAGATGCTGCCCGAACAAACACACATCTGGTCAAAGGGAACAATATTTACTAGCTTCTATACATTGAAGTGGCTCTCAATAAAAATAAAACAACTCATTAAAATCTTTCCGCACAAGAATATTGAAGATATAACGCATGAAGATATTCAATGGAAGATGGAGCAACGATGAAAAAAATACGCAAAGGCTATAGGAAGGCCAGAGTAAAGCGGCCAGTTGAGAAGGGAGTCGTTAAAGGATATGACTCTAACTGGGAGTATCAGTTACATACTGGTATATTAGATGGGTGGGAACACCACGTTGATAAAGTTGAGTATACTATTTCTCACAAGTATGAGCCAGACTTTGTAAAGCTTATAGACGGTAAGAAGATATTGCTAGAAGCTAAGGGCAGGTTCTGGGACAGCGCAGAATACTCAAAGTATGTTTGGATTGCAAAGGTTCTGCCCGAAGATGTTGAACTAGTGTTTCTGTTTGCCAACCCCAACGCCCCTATGCCTGCAGCCAAAGTCCGTAAAGATGGAACACGAAGGTCTCACGGCGAGTGGGCCTCGTCACATGACTTTAGATGGTATAGCGAAGACAGTATTCCGGACAGTTGGATAAACATTAAAAACAAAGAGGACTTTAAAAATGAGCATTAATGATGCAACACCCGAAGAATGGGACAGGGTTAGCCGTACAGGAGAACCTACGTTTGAAGAATACATGAAGCGTTTAAATTCTAAATATGTTTATGACAGCACCGAAGCGTATAAGCCTGATGCCAATACATTATATCACGCATCAGAATTTGCCGACTGTTGGAACAGGCTAAGAAAGGAGCATCCTGCATTAGAGCCTGCTTCCTGTAATCCTTCTCTAGATAGAGCGATGTTAGAAGCCCATAGGCAATACTGGTCAATAGAAACAGAAGTAGAACCTACGTTTAAGCTTCCTGAAGATGCCGAAGAAAGAAAAGCTATTCCTGTTTATACAGGCTTTATAGATTATTTCCCTCGTGCTATTGCCGCTGTTTCTCATCTGTCTTTAGTTGGTGGAATACAACACGGACAAACAGCAGAGACGCTACATTGGAATAGAAATAAATCTGGGGACGAGTTAGATGCTATGATGCGGCACGTTATTGATAAGGACTGGGTGCAGGTAGCTTGGAGAGCGATGGCTAACTTAGAGAAAAAACTAGAGGTCGAAGCCGAAGCTGAAGAGTCTCATAGGGCTTCTACTTTCGGGGCTTATAAAGAAGAGAAAAACTAATGCGCTGCTACTACTGTAATGGATATCTTGTCTGGGGAGGTGATGTAGACATCTCCCACGAAGACGAGACGTTTCACACAGAGACAAATTTAACTTGCTCTGAGTGTGGCGGTTTCCATGTAATCTATTGCCCCAAGGAGGGAAAAAATAATGACAGTTAATTATATGAATTTATTGTGGAGCTTTGAATTTAGAAACGGCTTCGGTTTCGATATAGAAGCAGCAGATAGTCGTGCAGTTTGGACTACTAACGGAGAAGGAGATATAAAAGCTATGCAGTTTGATGGTA